CCGCTTTCGCTTGCTGCACCATTGCCGTCATATCCAATGACCCGCCAGGTCTTGTCCGCATACCATACCTTCTGCGAGTGCTTTATCATGCTTAGCCTTCTCTTCTTCCTGCTGTCTTCTCAGTCTATCATTCTCTTTGATACTTCTTTGCCACAGAAATAACAGCATTCCGATTATGATGGCTAATACCGAATCGATTACAATAGCCCAGACGTTCATTGATTACACCTCTCTCTGAGAGATATCCTTTTCGCCCGGATTAACTGATTCCGGTTTAGTTGCTCCCGGTGTCGCTTCTTCGGCTTTCTCTTCTTTCTGAACTTCAGTCTCCTTAGCTTCGGGAATACCAGCTAAAGAAGTAACGATAGATAATACCGCAGCGAGAGTTGCAGAAGACAACACCATCGCCCAATTAACATCGCCCAGTACAACCGCGCCAGTGCCAATAGTGGCTAAGAACGTTTGCGCAAAAGTTTTGACCGCACGAATAAGTGCTTTAGGAAACCATGTTTTAAAATTTTTAATCATTTTAATCTCTCCTTTATTTTAAGCTCGTCCTATAACGCGAACTATTTTTATATAATTTGTTCCGATCGATGTTGTTACCGCACCAGCAGTACTAACTCTAACATAACTGGCGGTGGCCACCTCGGGAGTAATACTAGTACCTACTATAGAGTAAGCGGTTTGTCGGAAATATGGATTACTACCAGCTTCTTGGAGCTGCAAATGCGCGACTTTATTGTTCGCGTTCCATATCTTAGTATAACCCTGACCTTTATTATTGTTATCTGTATAATATATTTCTATATACCGATAATTAGCTACAGATGCATTGAGAGTTATCGTGTCGGCCGAACCGTTACTATTCTCGTATAATACGTATTCCTCGGTTCCAGCCCAAAACCATTCGCCCCATGCTTCCTGGTAATAAAAACGAACATATCTTTCGGGCTTGTACTTACTACAGCTTATATAAGTTTGTCTTACCTGACCTTCCGCGCCACCGCTTTCCACGATTAGAGTGAACGTACCGCTCGACACCGGACAATTAACATATGCGTAATCCGCTACATTTGCTCCGATATACGTATTCGGCGTTTTAATGTCATTCAAGTCCGTTTCAGGATCTAGGACCGGATATAATATTCCTCCGAAAAAGCGAGTCTTGAATCCGATATCAAGAACGCCTTCTAACTCGGCTGACTTATTGAAAGCAGCGCCTTTCCCTCCGGTCATAAAGTCTATAACGAATTTGGTACTGCTCAAAGTACCAAACGCGTATGAATATCCATTCGCATCCGTGACGATTACCCTAATCGTATAGGTTGTCTCTGTATTAAGAGCGCCGTCGCCAACAATGGCGCATATATGACCGCTAGTGTTCGGGGAACCTGTCCAAGTCATTGATGCGGGGTCGGTGGTTTCACTCTCCCACTCTATCACGATACTAGTCCAGTTTAGATCGCACTCGAAATCGAAATCGACAAGAGCGTACGTACCGTCCTCGATTTCATCTCCGTCCCAACTGCCACGAACTACCGATAGATTAGTAATACGCGGCTTAACATAGGCTAGCTCCCAAATAGCGTATAGAGTAACAGCAGCGTTTGCCGTTTAGTTGCCGCCAGCAGCATACGATACTGTAGTTGCCGATGCGGACGTACCCCCACCTTTGAAGTTGTAATTAGTCCTGGTCGGTATCGTACTGGAAAGCTTAAGCGTGACTCCGTATGTCTTTGTTTGATTTCCAGGCGCTCCGCTACCGCCATTAGCATCGTACTTGACAGTGTAAGTATTAGCCTTCCACACCGCATAAAGTGTCGCTGCGGAGTTAGCGGTATAGCTTCCACCAGCAGAATATGTAGCGGTAGTCGCCGTTGAAGATGTAGACCATCCCAAGAATGAATATCCAGTTCTAGTGGGCTTGGTGCTTGAAAGGGTAAGGGTTTGATCTTTCCATTTCGTTTGATTTCCGGGAGCACCAGAGCCGCCATTAGCGTTATACGTGATAGTATAGGAAGTCCAAGCAGGAACGGACACGCCACTGACGGACACAGTCGTCGTCTTGGAATCGGCGTTGTCAGTATTGTAGTTTTCGAATACTACCCCGATAGTCTTCGTGGATGCACCGTTACCACTTATGGAAAACTTGGCTGTAAATGATGCACTTCCAGAGCTACGGGATGTTCCATCGAAATTGCTTATCGTAACGCTGGAATTACTAGATCGAGCGCGCATACCGTATTTAGTCGCAGCTCCGGAATAATACGTCTCCCAGGAAGCAGTGATTCTCACAGTAAACTCGGTCGCGGAAGTTCGGGTGACGCTAGTAATAGAAACCTTAAGATCTAACGCTACCCCAAATGGAGTCCATTTTGAAACTGAACCCGAATATGATGTTGCAGCCATCAGCCATTACCTCCTTTCCATACAAGTCCCAAATTACCGTTGCTTCTAGCCTTCCAGACAAAACCGCCCTGTTGAAGCTCCTCTTCAATCGTTACTTTTTTAGAGCAGAACGATTGATTGTTAAAATATGCCAATACCACAGAACCTTCCGTAAACATCATACGAGTATTAGTGATGCGTAACTTGAAATCGCTATCACCCTCGCCCAGCTCTATGCAAGGTTCGTCTTCGTAGGTTGTTATACTGACGTATTCCGCAATTTCGCCAAGATCATCCACAGCTCGTTGTAGAATATCTATAGCATTACTCGCATCCCCAACTTCTTCCGTCAGGGAATTTAAGTTATCAGATACGGCGTTAACCGATTCCTGAATCTTGGAAGTGCTAAACGTCCATCCAGTCTCGGTTTGAGTCATAAGTGACGTGCCGTTACCATCAGTAACTAGCATCGATATGCTATCGGATAACTGAGCGATTAAGGTTTGAGCATTAGACGCTTTTTCGTCAGCTTGGTCAACTTCTTCAGCGGTAGCCATATCTTCAGGTGCCGGAGTCCAGTCGGTGGCTCTACTGCCTCGCTCCAACTTAATATTAGGTAATACGTCTATATCACTTTGATTTGATAAATATAAAACGAGGAACTTATAACCCTTTCCGGCCGGAACGGTAATCCCCTCTATTTTCAGAAGCGATCTGCCTCCGGAGTTCCACTCATAAATCAACGTTCCATTGCTTGGTTCGTCGATGGTGAAGCAGTAGTCGAATCGATTATTGGATAACGAACTTCTACTTAATGACCAAGTCTCGCCTTCTTCTACAGCGACTGAAAAGCCAACACAATTACCCGTACTTATCAGACCTTGTTCACCAGAAGCCAAACCGGTACAGCCTAAGTCGACAACTTGAGATGGTCTGAAATAATTTCTCCCACCAATTTCGAGAGTGTCTATACTATCTTTTGCTGAATTTGCGGTATTTTGCGCAGTCGCAACGTTGGAGTTAGTGGTCTCTAATGCGGATTTCGTTGCGTAAGTCTTACTTACGGTGGATACTATTCCATCCGCTTTCAAATCTATAGCGGCGTTCATTTCCGATGTCGTGCTATAATTCTTTAGTGCTTCGGTAGTATTCGCATTAGCGCTAGATAACGCGTTATTAGCCTTTGTCGTAGCATCTGAGCTGGCTGCCGAGATGGCTTCGGACTTAGCAGTCGATACCTCAGTTTTTGTCGCTCGAAGCGCGATCTGCTCCGTATTTTGAGTTATGCTCGTCTCAGCAGTGGTAACCCGCGTGCCTAACGATTCCACCATCGCCTCAACATCTTCAACGGACTCTTTAGTTGCATATTTAGAACTAACGGTCGAAGTTATACTGTCTGCTTTTTGATCAATGGCACTTTGAACCTGCTCGGTCGTGGAATAATCATTAAACGTATTACTAACTGTGGTCTTAAATCCGTCGAGATCTTGCTCTAACTCGGATACTTTATTAGACACCGCAGTAACAGTACTACCGTCCGCTTTTTTAGCAATCTCACTAGTATGAGACGCAACGGTTGTCGAAATACCATTTACGGTTTGCTCAAGAGAACTATATTGAGCCGACAGTGACGCAATATCCCCTTCGACATCTTCTGGGGCAGGAGTCCAATCAGATGCTTTATTACCTTTTTCGAGCATGATATTAGGTATTTCGTCACCTTGATTCGACAAATATATGAAACCCCACGTTCTACCTTCTGGCACCGTGAAGCGATTAACCTGATTCGCTGCTTGCTCGTCAGCTCTCATCGCAATAATCATGTCCGTAGAGCCGGCGACCGGTTCCTCGGTAAGCCAATATAAACCCCAACGATTATTAGTCGCATCGGTTCTATAAAGGATCCATTGTTCGCCTGCCTCAACGGGGAACGAGTAACCTCGATACGCCACATTTTCCAGTAACGTACTACCACTACCCCAAGCTAAGTTGTTGATGTTTTTTCTGATGAAGTAATTTCGACCACCCATTTTGATATTATCCACGGCAGTCGTAATATCTTGTTGCCAAACTTTACTCGAGATTTTACCCTGGATTGCTGATATGCTCGTACCTTGCGAACTCACGGTTTTTTCGAGATCTTCCACGCCAGTGGTCATTTCCTCGAAAGCGACGTCTAATGTTTGACCTTCTTTGTCCAGTAAGATCTTGGACGACTTTAAGTAGTTGGAACCATCTTCGTTAATGACCTTAAACAAGCTATCGATGTTGAGCTTACTAGCGGATATGTTAGCACCTTCACTAACCATGTCATTA